AAAGCAAGATCATTGTAATCACCACCGCGCGGAAACGAGACTCCTTCGAATGGGAGGGCGAGTTCGCTGCGCTTGGTGCGGACTTCGAGAAGGTGACAATTGAGAGCTGGAATAATGTGGCTCGCTTTGCTAACTATAGCGACCATGTATATATATTTGATGAGCAAAGAGTCGTCGGAGCGGGGGCTTGGGTCAAATCATTTCTCAAGATCGCGAAACATAATTCGTGGATCTTGCTCAGCGCAACACCGGGGGACACCTGGCTCGACTACGTGCCGCTATTCATCGCAAATGGGTTCTACAAAAACAGAACCGAGTTCTCCGAACAGCACATCATCTGGGACAGGTTCTCCAAATACCCCAAGGTCAAGAAGTACGTTGGAGTGGGACTTCTAGAGGCTCGTAGGCGCAAGATCATTGTGCCAATGCCTGCTGAGCGGCACACAAGACGCAATCGAAAGGATATTTGGGTGCCGTTTGATCAGGACCAATACAATACGATCGTCAAGAAGCGCGTCGATCCCTGGACGAAGGAGCCGATTCGAAACGCAGCAGGAGTGTGTTACGCTCTCCGACGCTGTGTGAATTCATCTGGTAACAGATTGGATCGGTTGCGGCATATTCTCAAGAAGCGACACAAAGTGATCGTGTTCTACAACTTCAACTACGAACGCGATGAGTTGCTGACGCTTCGAAACGAATTCGTAGTTGCTGAGTGGAACGGTCACGCACATGAACCTATTCCCGGAGGAGACTCATGGGTATATTTGGTTCAGTACACGGCTGGTGCTGAGGGATGGAACTGTGTCGAGACAGATACAGTTGTGTTTTACAGCCTCAACTACTCATACAAGGTGTTGGAGCAAGCGGAAGGTCGGATCGACCGTATCAACACCCCCTACACTGACTTGTGGTACTACTACTTCAAATCAGAATCAGGAATCGATTCCGCTATCTCAAAGGCCGTGGCTGAGAAGGCCACATTCAACGAGCGTATATTCGCTCACAACCTGTAAAGGAGCATTATCATGGCACGCAATCTGGTTCTATTTGATCCGGCGGTGAACTGTTGGGGGCTGGTTTGCCTTATCAAGAAGACGGGATGGGAAAAAGATCATACAGTCGTCGGATTCTACCAAACCGAAGCCGAAGCTAAGGAGGCTGGCGATAGCCTTCGCGAGAAGTTCGGCGACAACGTCATCATCCGAGTGTTCGAATACTCGTACGCGAAAGATGAGGCTGATATTATCAAGCTGGCCTGTATTGATGCAGTCATGGCCGGCATCGAGTATATTTGTGGGTGAGCTATGAAACCAAATACCCGTGCTTGGTGTGTATTGGCTCGGATCCATTTCAAAGGAACCAACACCCCTTGTGTCGTGTTGAGTATTCACTCGACCGAAGAAGAAGCGAAGGAATTGGCTGATGATTTGCATAAAAATCCATTATGGTTTATAGAAACCCAATACATGGAATATACTCATAAAGTGACCGAGGGACAATATTTCCATAATTACAAAATTGACGCCGTGTTTGATCGAAGGAATTGATGATTAGCATGATGCATGGAAAAAATGGTGAGAAGCTTTACAGCCCGACTTTTTGGTTTACTGAGACACCACATGGGGTTAAAGTCAAACTGACGGTTCTTGCTGATGACGGCGCGAATGCTCCTTATAAGGTGTGCGAAGAGATTATTGTTTCACCGGGGACACTGTCCACATTTGGAGCCAGTATGTATGGGCCGGTGTGTACCGAGCTTATGCAAAAGATCATGAGTATTGATCTCACACCGCCGAACAAATGCGAGTGCCAATCGCGTGAATGGCTCGAAGCTCATCCTGATGATATTCAGGAATATTGGCGCACGACCGACGGGCGGGTGTACACTAAAGATCATACAAATCTTTGCCCGAAGAACCCCAAGAACAGGAACAAGCATGATTGAGACGTTTGTGGGTGGCATTGATGGTCACCGTGAGTGGATGGTGCAGGTTATTACCTGTGATCTGAATGGCGGCAAGCGCAGGGACTATAGCTGGTTCTTCAATACTCGTAAAGGGGCGGAGAACCACCTCGCCAAGATTCTGGAGAACCAGAAAACCTGCAACCTCATCGTGAAGATCGTCAAGATCAAAGCGTATGACTTCATGTCAATCGATCAATTCTGAAAGAAGGAGCAACTGAAATGATCACTGTGAAGCTTGAATACGGTATCGGGAACGCCGGCTCGACTGAGTCGTGTGTGACTTTTGGGAGCTACGAAGAGGCTCGTGAATTCGCTCACAAGGCGCTTGACGAGGTTCTCGAGGCAGTAAAGGCGGGCGCAGAAGCAGACAATGGCATCATTCGTATTTGGGATGATGAGTCTAACGGAGGCCTTATCAACGATCTTTGGAGTTAGGAGCACTGAGATGAATGCTGATTACTCGTACTCTGCCGTTGGCCGCCCTGAGCGGATGGTCTACCGATTCTCGATCATCGGATATTTGTTCGGGCGAGAGTTGTGGCGGAAGACGTTCTTCTGCGATGACAAGAATCGGGGGATCGTATATTGCGAGTGGTACCTCCAGAACAAGGTGTCGAACATCGCCTGTGATCTCTATCGGGTCGAGGTGTACGAAACCATGGAAGAGACTACTCGTACTGTGCTTGGCGGACGGGCTCCGAAGAAGCGGGATCCTTGGAAGTCTGACTGCGCTGATATTGTGAGGCGCTACTCTCCTTGGGATACAACTTTCAAGGCCGCCGTCAATCAGGCAGGGTGGAAGGAACGTCATGGTAAGTCGCGAGTTCGTAGCGCGGCCATGCGTGTTGGAGTCGGAGCTGGGAGGCACTGAGAATGGGAGACGATATTCCGATGATGATCTGCGTCCTTCGAGGATTTGTCGGATCTCGGCAGGTGGTTGAACACACGATGCGGCTCGAGTCGCGCGCCATCGCATGGGAGTATGCGGCAGCATATTTCGGTACGGAGGCGAAGTATTCGGAGTGCGATCGGTACACGGTTGACACGTATTGGGCCTACTAGGTCCTGATTTTGTGGGGTGGGGGATCTCTTAAATGGGGGTCCCCCGCTCCTCAAAAGAGACTTGGATTATCATTTTTTTGCCGTTTTTTAAGTGGGTTTAGGGGTCTGAAGGGGTTGTCAAAAATGACAAATGCTTTAAGTGGGTACACGTAACCCACTTAAAAAGTGCGATTTTTGCCAAAAATTGCGTTTCAGTTTTGACAAATTTGTCATTTTTAAAACAAAATTGACAAGCCACTTTTCGTTGGAATTTCAACGAAAAGTCTATCCATTTGTCAATTTGCCACTTTTTTTGTATTAATATAAAATATAAAATATTTATATATAATATAAAAAATCAAAAAAGACAAATGCTTTTTGTCAAGTCGCGGCAGCCCCTTTCCCAAAGACTAGTTCACCCAAGTGGGTATATTGGCCAGTTAAACACTTCGCGCATAATGGAGAGAATGAGGCAATCCAGCTTTATACCCACTTAAGTGGGTTTGCCTGGAAGGCCAATCTAAGACTACTCTCCTCATATCTTTATCGCACTCTCGAAAGGAGCAACAATGGGAGCGCGCGAGAACAAGTACCAGGCGGGTCTCATTAAAAGACTTACCGCCCGGTTTCCACACTGCATGATTTTGAAGAACGACTCTGGATATCTTCAGGGCGTTCCAGATCTTATTATGTTGTGTGATGAACGGTGGGTTATGTTGGAAGTTAAGGCATCAGCCAAAGCTTCGCATCAACCCAACCAAGACTACTACGTCGAGAAGCTCGACTACATGGGCTTCGCTCGATTTGTATATCCTGAGAATGAAGCCGCAGTGCTAAATGAACTAGACGCATATTTCAGCCAGGAGCACCGGTGAGGTTCTTCGATCACAACAACCTCGCGGGCAAGCACGCGTTTCTTGGTGCCAGCAAATCGTCATGGCTCCGGTACGACGAAAATAAACTGAAGTCCACATATCGCAACGCCAAGGCCGCCGCGCTTGGTACTCAATTGCATGCATTAGCTGCAGAACATATTACATTGGGCCTCCCTTTCGGAGAGCCTGATGAACGCGACCCGCTTATGGCGACCGTCGCGAAGTTCGTTAACGACGCAATCGCGTACAAGATGAGCCCAGAGACGGTACTATATTACAGTGAGTACGCCTTTGGAACTGCTGATGCGATATCCTTTAACGAGGAATCTGAATTTCTTCGTATTCACGACTTGAAGACAGGGACTGGTCCAACCAAAATGGACCAGCTCGAAATTTATGCGGCCCTGTTCTGCCTCGAGTATGGTGTGGCGCCCTCCGTGCAAATGCAACTACGCATTTACCAACATGGAGAGCCGCGCGTCCATATTCCTGAGTCTGATGATATCAGGGATATTATGGGTCGTATAGTTCATTTCAGCGATATTCTCATGGAGGAAGACAATGACTGAAGATACCCTTGCTCACTACGGCATCCTCCGGAAATCCGGGCGCTACCCGTGGGGCTCTGGTAAGGATCCATATCAGCGCTCCCTCGATTTTCAGGGCCTTGTGAAGGGCTTGGCGGCAAAGGGCATGTCCGAGGCTGAAATCGCTAAGGGTCTTGGTATGACCACAACCGAGCTCCGAGCCACAAAGTCTATCGCCAAGCGCGAACGCCAGGCGGTGGAAATCGCAATGGTCCGTAAGCTAGATGCAAAGGGCATGAGCCAGCCGGCTATTGCGGAGCGTCTGGGTATTTCCGCGTCCACTGTCCGCAACTACCTCAAGGATGACGCCGGCAAGACCGCTTCGAAAATCGAGGGTGTTGCGGATATTCTGAAGCGGGAGACCGATAAGCACCGCTATATCGATATTGGTAGCGGCACCGAGGTCTCTCTCGGCACCACGGCTACCACGCTGAAGCTCGCTTCTGCAACCCTCGAGGCCCAGGGCTATCAGGTTCAAGACATCAAGATTAGGCAGCTCGGGACGGATAATTACACATCCACTCGAGTCCTGGTCGCACCAGGCGTGCCGAAATCCGAGACTGTTAAGAACCTTCAGGATATTCATGTTGTGGGCGTCCGCACGGATCCCCAAGGAAATAAGCTCGCTTTGAAGCCGCCGGCTCCGCTTGATTCAAAGCGGGTCTTGGTCCGGTACGCCGAAGATGGTGGCAGCAACAAGGATGGTGTCATTGAAATCCGTCGAGGCCTCAAAGATCTGAATCTTGGCAAGTCGAACTATGCCCAGGTGCGTATTTCCGTTGACGGGACGCACTATCTCAAGGGCATGGCTATCTATGCCGATGATTTGCCGGCCGGCAAGGATATTCGGTTCAACACGAATAAATCCAAGAATATCCCAATGATCGGAGAGGGCGACACAGTCCTCAAGAAAATGAAATCCGACCCGGATAATCCATTTGGCGCTATAATCAGGCGCCAGATGGAATATATTGACAAGGACGGCAAGAAGAAGCTGTCCCCTGTCAACTTGGTTAATGAGGAGGGTTCTTGGGGAGACTGGAGTCGAACTCTAGCCTCACAATTTCTGTCCAAACAGGACATCTCTTTCGCCAAACAGCAATTGGATATTTCTACCAATGAAGCCAAGGAGAAGTTCAGGGATATTATGGCCCTAACTAATCCGGTGCTTCGTAAGAAGGCCCTTCAAGATCTAGCGGACAAATGTGACTCGGATAGTGTCAGACTCAAAGCCGCAGCAGTCCCAGGACAGGCGTACCAAGTTATTCTCCCTGTGCCATCTTTGAAACCCACAGAGGTATATGCTCCCAATTTCAAAAATGGGAGTAAGGTGGCTCTCGTGCGGTACCCCCATGGTGGCACATTCGAGATCCCGATATTGACTGTGAATAATGGTCATAAGGAATCTCGCAGGACCATCGGCGAACTTGCGGCGGATGCTGTTGGTATTCATCCCAAAGTCGCTGGTCGTTTGTCGGGCGCTGACTTTGATGGCGATACCGTTTTGGTGATCCCCGTCACGCCAAAGAGTCGTATCCGGTCTACTTCCCCCCTTAAAGGACTCGAAGGATTTGATCCCTCGTCTGCCTATCCGGGATACCCGGGGATGAAAGTTCTTACAGAGGCGGGCAAACAAAAACAAATGGGCATAATCAGTAATCTTATTACTGACATGACCATTAAAGGCGCTACCGAGGCAGAGCTTGCGCGAGCTGTTCGTCATTCGATGGTTGTGATCGATGCGGCCAAGCATAAGCTTGACTATCGCACTTCTGCCGAGGACAACCAAATTGCTGAGCTCAAGAAGAAGTATCAGCCCGAGGGTGGTGTGAGTACTCTTATTTCTCGCGCTGCATCCGAGGTAGACATTCCTAAGCGGAAACCCCGGTCCATGGCAAAGGGAGGCCCTATCGATCCGATAACGGGTAAGCGAGTTTATGAGGAGACGGGCGAATCGTATACGATCACCCGTGAGTTCAAGACCAAGGCGCCCCGTATTGAGACAAAGCTGCGTACGTCGAAGGCCACTCGCATGGAGTTGGTCGACGACGCCCGTGCTTTGTCATCGGGCACCCCTATGGAAACTCTGTATGCCCGCTATGCTAACGACATGAAGGCGCTGGCTAATACCGCCCGCCAGGAGATTGTTTCAACCCCCACCCTGAAACGAGACCCGGGTAAAGCTAAGGAGTACTCTGACGAGGTGACGTCCCTCAAGGAAAAGGTTAGGGTAGCCCTAACAAATGCACCCCGCGAGAGGCAGGCCCAACTCATCGCCGGAGGCGTTGTGAAGGCCAAGGTCGAAGAGAATCCTGGAATTACTAAGGACGAACGCACTCGCCTTGAGAGCCAGGCTTTGAAGGCTGCCCGTATCCGAACCGGTGCTTCCCGCAAGGAGGTCCAATTCGACATAACGGATCGTGAATGGAAGGCCATTATGGATGGTGCTGTGAGTAACGCCATGATGGAGTCGATCGCTCGTTACGCGGATCCCGAGAGGCTTAATGAATTGGCCATGCCAAAGGAAAAGCCAGTCCTTTCGGTCGGTGTTGTGGCACGAGCTCGTGCCATGGCAAAGAATGGGGCCACCACATCGGAGATTGCGGAGATGCTTGGGATCTCGACGTCCTCCGTGCTTGAAGCAGTGAAGGGAGACTGATTAATATGAGTGCGATGTATTTAACGACGACTGACAATCCATTCAGTCCAAAGACTGAGTTCGATCAGTGGTTCGCATTCGACATCCAAAAAGGTTACAATAGTTGCGGCCTCCTGGATCGTGTATGCAAAACCAGTGACAATCTAAGTGATGCACTGGTTAGTGATGACGTCGAAGAAGCGATTCAATGGATTCTCGATCATGATGTGACTGGAAAGCGAACTTTCGTGATCGAATGAATCGATGTTGATGGAGGGAATGCCACGGTTCTCCCTCCATTGACCCCCGGGGGGCTGTCACTTCCAGATGGCCCCCCACCCAAATCGTGCCCCACCTTGGAAATTCTCCGGGGGTATATTTCGATTTGGGTTTTGGCTTGCCCCAGCCCTGTTAGTTCTCACGCCTGTTTCTTTGCTCCTTTCCAGGCGCGGGTTGGGGCAGGCGAAAACTCAGATCGAAGTATTAGAAAGGACGCGAAATGGTCAAAAAGAAGACCAAAACACCTCGGTCTCCCGAGGAAGCTGAACGAATGGCTATCGTTGCCGCAATGGATATCGCTACCCAGCAAATTCTTGACGGCACAGCAAGCAATTCAGTGATCCTCCATTTCCTTAAGCTTGGCTCTAGTCGTGAAAGACTGGAACAAGCTCGGCTTGAGGCGGACACAACACTCGCTAAAGCCAAGGTTTCGGCGCTTGAGTCTGCTGCCCGTACCGAGGAACTGGTTTCTGAAGCACTGGCAGCTTTCAAGGTATATTCTGGAGATTCAGATGCTGAGTTACGATGAATTGAGCCATCTACATACGTTCGAAGAGCGGCTTGAATATTTGTCGCTTGACGGCGTATTTTTCGGTGAGACATTCGGCGGATCGAGGTGGCTGAACCAGGCTTTTTACCAAAGTGACATTTGGCGAGAAGCTCGAACTCGAGTAATTGCGCGGGATCTTGGTTGCGACTTGGGGGTCGAGGGATATGAGATCCATGACGGCATTGTTGTGCATCACATAAACCCGCTAACTCCAAGTCAGTGCGAGCGTTTCGATCCGTGTATGTGGGATCTCAACAATCTTATTTGCGTGAGTCGAGACACCCACAATGCAATCCATTACGGAACTAAGGCATTGGCTCTCGATGATTTCAATCCGAGATCACCCGGCGACACCAAACTATGGTAGGTGAGTAGATGACTATCCTCGAAGATACTAAGACCTACCTCGGGTTGATGGAGGATGATATATCGTTTGACAGCGAAATCAAGGATGCAATCAACAATGCTTTGGCGGTAGCAGTACAGCTAAACCACGAAGCAGAATCCATCCAATCTTCCGAGGCAGATTACCCCGCCACGGCTCTCGGTCGAATTTTGCGTCAGTACGTGAACTACTCAGTTCGCCTGGCGTTTGACCCGCCTCAGACCTCATTTGCCATAAAGGCGATCGAGGCTCTGAAGCAAGAGTCGGAATGGCGGTTAACCATTCAATGACTGGGAGAAAAACCATGAGCGAAGATTATTTGGCTCATTACGGGGTGCTCGGCATGAAGTGGGGCGTCCGTAAGAAGACTGAATCTTCTGGCGGAGGCGGACTTCGTTCCGTCGAAGAAAAAAAGAAGATTGGCGAAGTTGTTAATGCTGAGGCATTCAAAAAGGAACGCGCTAAGGCTGAGAAGGCCGCCGAGAAGGAACGTAAGAAGCACGAATCTGAGCTGAAGAAGGCTGCCAAGGCTGCCGCGGCTGCGGCGAAGAAGGCTGCTTCCGCCGCGAAGAGGGGCGCTAAAGCCGCATCCGAAAAGCACGCTGCAAATAAGGCTAAGCGGGCTCAGGAGGCTGCCGAGAGGGCCCGTAAGAAGCTCGAGAATCAGAAGCTGCGCGAAGCACGCCAGGCCGAAGCCGAACGTAAGAAGAAGCAGAGGGAAGCTGAGCGAGCTGAGAAGAAAGCAGCCAAGGAAGCCGAGAAGAAGCAGAAAGAACTCGAGAAGCAGCGAGTTCCTAAGGGCGGCATTACCGCTGCTCTGCGGAAGGAAGCTCCTCGTCACCTGTCCTCGACTGATCTGATCGAGCAGAACAAGCGTCTGAATCTCGAGAAGCAGAATTATGAGCTGAAAGAAAAGCTCAAGGAGTACGAGAATCAAAATAGGAGTGTTCTGGCCAAGACCGCAGACCTCTTCGTCGACGAGGCTCGAAAGAACCTGACGAAGTACGCGGCCCGTACGGCAACTGACATGCTCACCGCGGCGCTCGACTCCAAGCTCAAGGGCACAGAGTATGCGGGCGTTGCCAAGATGGCCAAGGACTCGTTTAATCTCGACGCGATCCTTAAGAACTCGATGGACAAGAAGAAGTAGGTATGGCACTTTCTAATACTGCCACACCTAAATACTACGCCGAGTTTCGTGAAAAGGTACTCGCCGGAGAAATCCCCGTCTCTCACACAATTGAGATGGAGATGAACCGCATTGACGACCTGATCGCCAATCCAAGGTATTACTACGACGACAAAGCAATCGATGGTTTCATCGCTTTCTGCGAGAATGAGATGACACTTGTTGATGGTAGCGATTTGACTCTGCTCGATTCGTTCAAGCTATGGGCCGAATCGCTGTTGTCGTGGTTTTACTTTGAAAAAGTAACTAAATTTGTCCCTGATGAAACCGGTCACAACGGCAAGTATGTGCAGGTGGATGTTAAGCGGCGCTTGGTTAACAAACAGTACCTAATTGTTGCCAGAGGCGCAGCAAAATCCATGTACATGGCATTCATCCACGCATACTTCCTCACAATTGATCCTACGACAACCCACCAAATCGCGACCGCACCGACCATGCCACAGGCGGAAGAAACACTATCCCCCTTTAAGACTGCCATCACGCGCAGTAAGGGACCTCTATTCAAGTTCCTTTCTGCCGGTACGGTCCACGCGACGGTGGGGGCGAAAGCTAATCGGTCTCTGCTCACTCCGACTAAGAAAGGGATTGAGAACTTCTCAACGAATTCGTTGCTTGAAGTTCGCCCGATGAACGTAGACAAGCTTCAGGGCCTTAGATCAAAGGTGAATACCATTGACGAGTGGCTGTCTGGCGATGTTCGTCAGAACGTCATCTCAGCTTTGGAACAGGGTGCTTCAAAACTGGACGACTGGGTTATCCTGGCTGTCTCGTCGGAGGGCACAGTCCGTAACGGTGTCGGTGATTCCATCAAAATGGAATTACTTTCGATCCTTAAGGGCGAGTACTACGATCCACACACTTCGATCTGGTATTACCGACTGGATGATGTGAGTGAGGTCGCCGACCCCAATATGTGGATTAAGGCACAGCCGAACTTAGGAAAGACTGTGTCTTACGATACATATCAAAGGGATGTTGCCCGAGCCGAAAATGTTCCTTCGGCAAGGAACGATATTTTAGCAAAACGATTCGGCATCCCGTGTGAGGGATATACGTACTTCTTCACTTACGAGGAAACGATCCCTCACAATCCACGGGAATTCTGGCAGATGCCGTGTGCTATGGGCGCAGATCTCTCTCAAGGAGATGATTTCTGCGCGTTCACGTTCTTGTTCCCGTTACCGACAGGTGACTTCGGAGTCAAGACGCGGGCGTACATCACAACGCGAACATTCGACAAGCTACCAGCTGCCGGACGCGCGAAGTATGAGTCATTTATCAGAGAAGGTTCGCTCCAGGTCATGGACGGGACAATTCTTGATATGATCGAAGTCTACACTGATCTCGACGAGTACATCTTGAGATCAGAGTATGATGTCAGAGCGTTCGGGTATGACCCATACAACGCCAGAGAATTTGTTGAACGTTGGGCGACCGATAATGGTCCTTACGGCATCCACAAAGTCATTCAGGGTGCTCGCACCGAGTCGGTTCCGTTGGGTGAACTCAAGAGCTTGGCGGAAGACCGAAGACTCATCTTCGATCAGGAGCTATTCTCTTGGGCCATGGGTAACACTATAACCCTCGAGGACACTAATGGTAACCGGAAGATCCTCAAAAAGAGGATGGACCTTAAAATTGACTCGGTTGCGGCGCTCATGGATGCGTGGGTCGCGTACCGTAACCAGCTAGACGACTTTAGTTGAGAGGAGGTTATATGGGTATAATGTCCCGCTTGACACGTGCATGGAACGTGTTTGTACATGATCATCCTGAGCGATACGCTCGGAGCAACTCCAGCGAATACAGGCCAAGTTATCGATCTATTGGTTCGACTAACTTGGTTCAGACTTTGTATAATAAGATCGCGCTTGATGTATCAAATACACCAATTCGTCATGTCAAGGTAGATCAAAATGGCAGGTATGACTCCGAGAAGGATTCAAACCTTAATGAGTGTCTGTCGCTCATGGCCAATATTGACCAGACATCAAATGCACTGATCTACGAACTTGTATACACCATGCTCGAAACTGGAAGTGCTGTTCTGGTTCCGGTTGACACCGATACAGCCCTGAACGAAGAAGGATCGTTCGACGTTCTGTCACTTCGGGTTGGCCGTATTGAGAGCTGGTACACTGATTCGGTCGATGTAAATCTATATAACGACCGTACCGGAAATCGAGAGACAATCCGTATCTCGAAGAACTCCGCTGCAATTGTGTATTCGCCGCTGTATGATGTGACGTCCGCGAACAACTCGCTCGCCAATAGACTAGCTCGAAAGCTCGATGCACTAGACGCGATCGACAATTCGGCTCTGGGTAAGAAGCTCGATTTGATTATCCAGCTTCCTTACTCAGTCCGAGGCGAACTGCGCCAGCAGCAAGCTGAGACTCGACGAGAAGCTATTGAACAGCAGCTTCGGAATTCCGAAATCGGTGTTGCATACGTCGATGGAGCCGAGAAGATCACGCAGCTCAACCGACCGGTTGAGAACAATCTTCTTGATCAGGTGAAGTATCTGTCTGAGCAGCTATACAACGCTCTGGGGCTAACTGAATCAGTCGTAAACGGTACTGCTGACGCCGAGACCAATCTGAGTTATTACAATAGGACTGTCAAGCCGATTCTGGATACAATTACAAAATCGGCGACGATGGTCTTCTTGACCAAAACTGCAAGATCTCAGGGACAGCGGATTATCTATGTCCGCGATCCGTTCGCGGCAACGTCATTGGACTCGATTGCCTCAATGGCGCAAACATTCATCACCAACCAGGTGATGACGCCGAATGAAATCCGAAGCATCATTGGTTTGCCGCAATCGACGGATCCCAAGGCGGATCAGTTGGCGAATCCCTATACATCATCCGCGAATGCGGATCAACGGTCTAACGACCAGGAAGTTCAAAATGACAACACCTAACGGAATCCCCGATTTCGACGGGTGGGCTACTGTCGCCAATGTCAAGTGCTCGGACGGGCGTGTTATCGCTCGACAGGCATTTGAACAGAACGACGGCGCAGTTGTCCCACTCGTCTGGCAGCACGGTCACGACAACGTGACCAACGTTTTGGGTCATGCCCAACTTGAAAAGAAGCCGGATGGTGTTTACGCCTATGGCTTCTTCAATGGATCTGATCAGGCGGTGCACGCACGTGAACTGATCGAGCATGGCGACGTGACCTCTCTATCAATTTTCGCCAATCACTTGAAGCAGGATGGCAACATCGTTCGACATGGCAACATTGTCGAGGTCTCGCTGGTTCTGAAGGGTGCAAACCCCAAGGCAACCATCGAGAACGTGTCTATGGCTCACGGCGAAGGCGAAGGTTATTCGGCGATCATCAAAATGGGTGACGGAGATGCCGTCCACGAAGACTTCGAGGGCTCCGAGGAATCGGACGACTCCGAAGATGAGTCCCCCGATGGGGACAAGACAATCGGCGAGGTTCTTTCGACCCTTACCGAG